GCTACGACAGTGCGAGTCCTTAAGAATCGATATTCTGGCGAAACTGGCGTCGCGTGCTTACTAGATTACGATTTATCCACCTGTAAATTTAATGAAACTGAATCAACAACGGAGCCTGAATACATCCCAGATTTCTGATCTTAAACGTCCTAACCCACCCACACCAGAGATGGTGAAACGTGCACAATTTGTTGACAAGACTTATGTCTGGAAACACTCTAGTATTCGATCTAGAAAGCAACGGCCTCCTGAATGATGTTACCAAGATCCACTGCCTTGTTATTCACGAGCAGGAAACTGGTGAGACGATTGCTTACAACGATGAAGGTAATGCTGAGCCGATCACCCGTGGTGTCCAAAGGCTCGAAGATGCTGACGTCATTGTGGGGCACAACGTCATCGGCTATGACATACCTTGTCTCCGTAAGATTTACTCGTGGTTCGCACCAACCGCCATGGTTGTAGACACGTTGTTGCTGTCACGTCTGTATCACACAGATATGCTGAACATCGATCAAACAAGAAAGTTTAAACAGATGCCACTACAGCTATACGGTAGGCACTCGCTAGAGTCTTACGGGTATAGGCTGGGTGAATACAAAGGGTCTTTTGGTAAAGACACTGACTGGCAAGAGTGGAGTCAAGAGATGCAAGATTATTGCGTACAAGATGTCAACGTCACTCGCAAACTATGCGACCACTTCCACAAATACCTGAGTGGGTCCAATTAGAACACCAGGTTGCACAAATTCTCACCACACAAGAACTCCATGGATGGTATTTTGATGAACGCTCTGCATGGCAACTGTCATCATCTCTCAGAGCAGAACTTGAAAAAACTTGTGAACTACTACGCAACCGGCACGCTTACGTCCCAGGACCGGAATTCACTCCTAAGGCAAATAACAAACGCTACGGGTATATCGCCGGAGCTACATTCACCCGCATCACTGAACTTAACCCCACATCACGGGACCATATTGCATGGTTCCTGGGAGAACATTACGGATGGGAACCAACACTCAAAACAGAAACAGGGAAAGCAGTAATCGACGAAGTTGTCCTGAAGGAAGTTGCTTCGAGTGGGATTACGATTGCAGAGGACTTTCTCAAGTGTCTGACTATTACAAAGAAATTGGGGATGATCTCGCAAGGCGTGAACGCATGGCTCAAGTTATGTACGACTGCTAGTCGAGTACATCATCACTGCTCAGTTGCAACTAACACACATCGTTGTGCACATCGTAGGCCAAACCTAAGTCAAGTACCTTCTGATCATGACTGTAGACAACTCTTCAAAGCATCGCCTGGCAAAGTTATGGTGGGTGCCGATCTTAGCGGCATCGAGCTTCGGATGCTCGCAAATTACCTCGCTAAATATGATGCGGGACGCTACGCGGACGTACTCCTCAATGGAGACATCCATCAAGTCAACGCAGACAGAATTGGAATCAGCAGGCGCGAAGTTAAAACAATCACTTATGCCTTCCTCTACGGGGCAGGCGATGCCAAAATCGGTCTCTCCTTTGACTCTTCCCTGAGTGATAGCAGTGCTAAATCCAAAGGAAAAGAAATCAGAGCGGCGTTTGTTTCTGCTATTGATGGCCTTGCAGAATTGCTTGCGGCCATAAAACTTGCAAGTAAAAAAGGTTACGTCAAATCTATTGACGGTAGACCTATCAAAGTACAGAGTGAACACAAGGCACTTAACTACCTACTCCAGTCAGGCGCTGGCGTTATCGCAAAACGCTGGATGGTACTGAACGATACAGCAACAAAAGAACTGGATATACCTTGCAACCAACTTGCATTTATCCACGACGAACTACAATTTGAAACCCACCCAAACTATGCAAACTCCTTATCAGCTTGCCTTGAACGTACTGCAGGAGATGCAGGACGATACTACAACCTCAGAGTACCAATCGCTGCCGAAGCCAAAGAAGGACACAGTTGGGCTGACGTTCACTGATCCTTTTCAATGGGCTATCGGAATTTTTGAAGGCGAAGGCTGTCTCAGTTATTGCAAAACTGAAGACAAATGGGAAATGGTTGTCGAAATGACCGACATGGATGTGTTGTGGTCATTCTATGAAGCCGTTGGCTTTGTAGGCAACCTCAATGGTTTGCGTAAAGCGCCTTCTAGACCGGAAAACTGGAAACCATCTGGTAAATGGAAAACAGGTGCTCGTCAAACAATTCATGACCTGATTATCCGTTTCTACCCTTACATGCACGAACGTCGCCGTGCTAAGTGCGACGAATTCTTTGCCTGGTATCACTCCAAAAAATGAAACTGCTAATTGACGCTGACTTCATTGTCTACAAATGCTGTGCTGCAGCAGAAGATGAGATTGATTGGGGTGACGACGTCATTACGGTCGTCAGCTCGTTCAGCAGGGCACTCAGCAGTGTCGAGCGTGAACTGAGCAACATTAAGAACACGTTCATGTGGGATACCCCTGAACTGATTCTGTTTTTCAGTGACTCTAAAAATTTTAGGAAAAAAATTTATCCAGATTACAAGGGTCACCGAAATAGAAAGAAGCCCTGTGGCTACAGGCGAGTTATCTCAGAACTGAGTGAGCGTTACACAGTGGTCAGGATTCCTGAGCTAGAAGCTGATGATGCCATGGGTATCTACGCAACGTTTGAACCTGGCAACATTATTGTCAGCCCAGACAAAGACATGCGTCAAATCCCTGGCAAACTTTACAACCTCGACGAGACTGTTGAGGTATCAGAAGAGGAGGGGATGCGTTGGCATCTTATCCAAACACTTGCTGGTGACCAGACAGATGGTTACGGTGGTGTGCCAGGTATCGGTGTCAAACGTGCCATCGCTTTGCTAGACAAAGATGGATACACATGGGACACAGTTGTCAAAGCATTCAAGTCCAAAGAATTGGATGAAGATGTAGCTTTGATGAACGCAAGGCTGGCAAAGATTCTTACACATACTGACTATGACGCAATCAACAAACGAGTCATACCATGGCTTCCCGCCACCGCCAGTGATGGAGCTGACGATGGAGCAGAGCTTCAAGCTGAGACGGCTTGAGGATCTTCTGCCAGAAGCTGACAAGGCAGACATCATTACACTCTTCCTTGCACTACAAAAGCAGAACTTCTGCTTATCAAACACCGTTACAAATTTAGTTAAACAATGGCCCAACCGTCCCCTGCTCACTACACCCGAGGAAGCATAGAGGTTTGGGATTTCATCCGCGACCAACAACTTAGCTACCATCTCGGCAATGCTATTAAATATATTTGCAGAGCCGGTTTCAAAAGTCCTGACACAAAGGTTGACGACCTTAAAAAAGCTATCCACTACCTTGAAAATGAACTCCTACATTCATCGCAGCCTGATGACGATGGCGGAACAGTTCCGCTCAGCATATACTTTGATGACTGGGAGGGACCAGCGGGGTGTCCAGAAATCTTTGATCGATGAAGAGTGGTCAGAGTTTCATGAAGCTTATCACATGAAAGATGATTGTGACCAGCTCAAAGAACTAGCAGACCTTGTATATGTTTGCTATCAATTCGCTGCATCACAAGAGTGGGATCTTGACGAAGCCATGCGTCGAGTCCATGAATCAAACATGTCCAAGCTTGACGAGTATGGCAAACCTATTTACCGCCCAGACGGTAAGGTCCTGAAGGGACCAAACTACAAAGAACCTTATTTGCAAGACCTGATTATCGAATGACCACCTCAATTATCTCTCGCACGGGACGTGTCCAATCTTGGATGGATGATCCAACGTCCAGACTGCCGGTGTCGTGCACGGTTCACGTACCATCTGACTCAATGGAGGGACCCGATGGATTGGAAAGTTCGTGGCGCTACGTATCATTTGCTTTACGTCATGGAGCAGGCGTCGCGGTCCACTTGTCGGAACTGCGACCCAAAGGAACAGAAAATGGTAAGGGATTGGTTGCATCTGGACCGGTCTCTTTCGCAAAAATCTACTCAACACTAAATGAAGTCCTTCGTCGCGGAGGTGTATACAAAAATGGTGCCGTGGTTTGTCACCTCGATCTTTGCCATGGTGATGCTCTTGAGTTTATTACAACACCACGCCACGAGCTGCCATGGGTCAAGCGATGCATCAACATCACTGAAGGTTGGTGGCGGTCGTGCACGTTCAAGGAACAACTTTTACAATCAATCAAAGCTGGAGATGTCTGGCTCAACAAAGTAAAGTATGACAACGATGGAAACCGGATTCGGGGAAACGTCTGCCTTGAGGTATACCTGCCCTCACGCGGAACATGCCTGCTCGAACATATCAATCTCGGTGCCTGTGAGTTCGACGAGATTCCAGGAGCTTTCGTTCAGGGTATGTCGGAACTGTGTACCCTCCACGCTAAAACTGGCGTTGGTGATAGCGGAGAGTACCTGCCACCAGAAACAGACAGACAAGTTGGACTCGGAATGCTCGGACTGGCAAATCTCCTACGGCGGTACGGAGTAACTTATGAACAGTTCGGTATCGCTTTGGACCAGCACAATGCAGGCGAAGTGGTACA